AATAATCGTGTTCGTGTTACACACCCAGCGTGGTTTGAAACGGGGCAAGGTGCACCAGATTTCTTACCTTCACAGCATATACACTATTCAAAGTCTGATTTAGACTATACAATGGACGTAAATCAAATCTTCGACAACTTGTATGCGAAAGATGAGTAATGGCTGTATCAGGAAGCGTAAATTTTGAATTAGACGTAGCTGAATACGTTGAAGAGGCGTTTGAGCGCTGCGGTTTAGAGGTTAAAACCGGGTATGATTTAGTTACAGCTAGGCGTTCGTTGAACTTAATGTTGGCGGAGTGGGCTAACAGAGGACTAAATCAATGGACCATTGCACAAAGAACGCAAGCTCTTACCTCTGGTACAAGAACGTATGCCTTATCCGCTGATGTGATTGATATACTAAGCGCTGTAGTGACAAGAAGCGGGACTGATTTCATGTTGACTCGCGTTAGCCGAGACGATGACCTTAACATCCCTAACAAAGAAACCACTGGTCGTCCCACACAATTTTTTTTAGATAGACAAGTAACACCTAGTTTACGTATTTGGCCAACGCCAGAAAACAGTACGGATGTTATTGTGTATAATGCCCTTACACGTATGGATGATGCGGACACGCCTATAAACACCTTAGATATGCCTTTTAGGTTTTATCCCTGTTTAGCCGCGGGCTTAGCTTACTACATATCTTTGAAAAGAGCCCCAAATAGAGTTCAGATGTTAAAAGCTATTTATGAAGAAGAGTTTGAAAGAGCAATGGGTGAGGATAGAGATAGATCTAGTTTCACGGTTACGCCAGAGTATACTTATTTTAGGACAAACTAATGGCTAGATATGCTACAGGAAAGTATGCAAAAGCCATCTCAGACCGTTCAGGTTTAGAATATCGCTATAAAGACATGCGAAAAGAATGGAACGGGTTGCTTGTTGGTAAAGACGAGTTTGAAAGAAAGCATCCTCAATTAGGACCTTTTCGTAAAATACATGATCCGCAAACTTTAAAAGAGGCTAGACCAAACAATAATAAAATACCTGTTACCGTAAAATTTCCAATATTTAGCGTGGTGACTTTGCAATATCAACGAGTTCCTCAAGCGGAAGGTCTCTTAGGAACAGTTACGTTAGGTGGTGATGTTGTTACTCCAGTCTCAGTAACGGGGGTTTCTGCTTCTACTGGTCTTGGTTCAGTAACAGTGGCTGGAGCAAGCACGGGATCGACCTTTGATTCAACAAGTGTTACACTTGACGCAACAAACAAGACTTTTGACGAGGCTTAAATGGCAAAACAATCAGTAGGAATTGGATCAAGCGCAAATGACGGCACTGGTGATACTCTTCGTGCTGGTGCAGATAAAATAAATGACAACTTCACTGAAATTTATGCAGCGTTGGGAAACAGTTCTAACGTATTAACAGATATTATAGATGCTAATGGTCTCTTAGACGTTAGTTCAGGTGCTAACAAGATTGTATTTTATTACAGCGGACTTAGTGACTTACCAAGTGCTTCAACATATCACGGTGCTGTTGCTCATGTTCACGCTACAGGCGGCCTCTATTTTGCTCATGGTGGGGCTTGGATTAGGTTAAATGATGAAACCACCGGGCCTGTGACTACGTACACCGCTGGTGTAAACGGTTCTAGTGCTTTCACATTCACTGGTCCGGGTGCTACTTCAGGAAATAATCCAAACTTTACCTTTTATAAAGGGCATACTTATCTGATTGATAATACAGCGAATGTATCAAGTCACCCTTTGCAAATTAGAACATCCAATGGCGGCTCTGCTTTTACAACAGGAGTGACAGACAACTATAATTCTACCACTGGATTAACGCAGTTTATTGTCCCGCATGAACCAAGCGACACATCTTTGGTATATCAATGCACCAATCACAGTAGTATGGTTGGAAACATAACGATAGTATGATGATATGAGCTATACATACACCACATTAAAAACCGCAATTAAAGATTACACTGAAAATCAGGAAACTACGTTTGTTGCTCATTTAGTTGATTTTATTAAATCCGCAGAAGAACGTATTTTTAAAAGTGTAGACTTAGAATTTTTCCGTAAAAACGTAACTGGTACAACTACTTCAGGTAACCAGTTTTTGGCGGTTCCAGATGATTATCTCGCTTCTTTTAGTTTATCTATTGAAAACTCTAGCTCAAAGCAGTTCTTGTTATTCAAGGATGTAAACTTTTTGCAAGAATACAATCCCAACTCCGCAACAACAGGAACGCCTAAATACTATGGTGTGTATGATTTTCAAAACTTTTTGCTGTCACCGACACCTGACGCAGCATATTCTGCTGAATTACATTATTACTATAGGCCGACAAGTTTGACACAAAGTCAGGTTGTTTTAACATTAAGTAGTGTTAGCGGCACTTTTGTGGATAATGAAACAATCACAGGGGGAACCAGTGGGGCCAATACCACTATTTCTTCTGTTACTACTAGCACGACTTTTAATATTGTGCTCCCAAGCACGGATTTTACAGTTGGTGAAACGGTCACTGGAGCAACCAGTGGGGCTACGGGAACAGTGGTTTCTACTTCGTCAGATTCTACTACAACATATCTAAGTGTTAACGCCCCTAACGCAATGCTGTATGGAAGTTTAGTCGAAGCCTACACTTATATGAAAGGTGAGGCCGACGTTCTCAAAATGTACAGTGAAAGATTTGTAGAGTCTTTGGTTCGCTTGAAAGATCTAGGTGAGTCTAGAGAAAATGATGACGCTAACAGACAGGGGCTACCAAGAAGGCCCCGTACATGATAATTGCTATTGTTGGTTTAGGCGGCAGCTATGCAGATTATATAGCCGCACGAGTAGCTTCTCACGAATTTGATGAAATATGGGGGATAAACTGTATCGGCGGTATTATACACGTTGATAGGACGTTTATGATGGACCCCGTTACCCGCTTTATAGATACAGAAAACGCGGGGTCACAGACAGGCATAGCTAGAGAGTTTTTAGCTAAAAACACAAAACCAATATATTCTTGTGTGCAACATGATGATTTTCCATCGATTGAGTTATACCCTTTAGAAAAGGTTGTTAAATCAACAGGTTATTGTTATTTCAATAACACTGTGGCATACGCTATCGCTTATGCCATATGGAAAAAAGCAGAAAAAATTTGTCTATATGGTATTGATTTTACTTATAAAAACGTGAACATGGCCGAGTCTGGTAGAGCTTGCGTAGAGTTCTGGTGCGCGATAGCGGCATCTAAAGGAATTAAACTTGAAATTGCACACCGCTCTGGTTTGTTGGATACAAATGTTCCAGAAAATGAAAAACTTTACGGTTACCATAGATTAGACGATCCGCTGGTGCAAACAGTTCAAGAAGGTAACATTTTGATTACGAGACAGTCTGAAGTAAAACCGCCAGAGCCGGTAGAGTCAGACCCTATTATTTTTGGGAGGCATGATAATGTTTGAAGTTAATGTTGGATCAGTGGGGTCCGTTAATGTCGTTTCATCTGACAATGGTGGTTTATCTAACGATCAGATTGCGGATATGGCGGCAAATAAGATAATGTATATATCTGACGAAGCTCCGGAGCCTATTCGACTACAGGCCGAAGCTTTTAAAGACAGAGTAAGAAATTTAGTGCAATATTATGTAGAGTTGGCTAGAAGGGAAGAACGTGCTACAATTTGCGCGAAGGTCCGTGAGGCGGGTCAACATCAACTAGCTGACGCTATAGGGAGACTGTAATGGCAATAGCACAAGCAATGTGTACCGCATTCAAGCAAGAATTGATGTTGGGCACTCACAATTTTGCAACAAACGGTAACGCTTTTAAATTGGCTTTGTACGCAGAAAGCAGCGGCGGTAAATCAAGCACAACCGCAACTTTGGGGGCTGCAACCACGGCTTTTACCACAACAGGAGAGGTAGCTTCTAGCGGAACCTATGCAACAGGCGGTGGTACGCTTACTAAAGTAGCGCCAACAACCTCTGGGACCACAGCGTTTACTGATTTTGCGGACCTTAGCTTTACAACAGCTACCATCACAGCGATGGGTGCTTTGATATACAATAGCACAAACAGTAATAAAGCTGTTGCCGTGTTGGACTTTTCGTCTAATAAAACGTCTACTTCTGGCACATTTACTATTCAGTTCCCTACAGCAGACGCAAGTAACGCTATTATTCGCATAGCGTAACGGAGTGACACGGTGACTGTATCGGGATGGGGTAGAGGCACTTGGGGGCAAGGTGCTTGGAACCAAGCCATACCTGTCACTGTCACGGGTGTTGCCGCAACGACGGCAATTGGCAATGTACTCGTTATACCTTCTATTGATGGTGTGGCTACAGGAGTTGTTGCCTCTGGTCTCTTAAATTCTGTTACTGTCACAGGTACAGGTCTTATATCACCCACAGGTGTCGTTGGAACAAGCGCTGTAGGTGACGAAACAACCAACTGTTCTGCAAATGTTGCAGGTGTTGGTGTTACAGCCACTGTCAGCTTTGGTGATGAGTCGGTTGCGGCAGGTGCAAAGGCTGTAGCCACGGGTAATGCAGCCACTAGCGCATTAGGGACAACCACACAAGCAGGAGGCTCTGTTTTCTCTGCTACGGGTAATGTGGGCACGAGTTCTCTTGGCACCGTCGCGCAAATTAGCAAGTATCCAGTTACAGGGGTTACAGCGACGGGAAATACTGGTATAGTCCTCGTGTATACGGATGTTACACCAATTCAAACTCCGAATTGGGTTGCAGTAGCTGGGGTATCAACTATTTGGACGGATGAAACTCCGTCACAGGCTCCGTCATGGACGGAAAAGGCGGCATAGAGGTACATTATGGCAAGTTCGTTTAGTACAAATCTTGGTATAGAAAAGCCAGCTACCGGAGAATTATCGGGTAGTTGGGGTGATGTTACAAACTTTAACTTTGATATATTTGATAGAGTATTAGGCGCTTCAGACCTTACCGCCTCTGATCTCACCACAGATCTCACCATAAGAGCCGCTTCGCCTACGTCCGGGCAGAGTAATGTTCAAACGGGAATGTTTGCGGTTATCAATCTTAAAGACAGCGGATCTGATCTAGGCGGCGTAAATGTCGTGACTATTGCGCCAAATACAGCTACTAAGTTTTTTATTATTAAAAATTCTTTGACTGGTAGCAGGGCTGCTACCATAACACAAGGAACAGGAGCCACAGTGTCAATACCAAATGGAACGACTGACATTGTGTTTTGTGACGGGGCTGGGTCTGGAGCCGCTGTCACTGGGGTTGCGTCCTCACTGAATATAGCAG